TATATCGATATATGTCGTCGGGGGTAAAGATAGTAACATCTGTGATAAAATTATACCAAGCCAATCTCTTTTGTTTATTCTGTAAAGATTTTACATATAAGTTAGCATAAGTTTTAGTGTTATCAGCGATTACAGTTATCGTAAATGTTTTAGTTGATTCTGAAAAATTAGCAGAATCTCTAGCCTTAACAGTAAAGGTATACACTTTATCAAACGATGTAGTTGCTCCATCGAAGGAAGTATTAAACGATCTAGATCCTGTTGAATCAACTAAACTTGAATCGTGATCAAAGAATCTTGTTAATCCTAGACCAGTTGAATCTGCAAATTGTTTGACTTTACCTTCAATCAAACCTGTAGGTAATAATTCTAACCCTGGCGGTAATTTTCCTGATATAAATTCATAGACTACCTTTCCGCCGTATAACAAACTTTCTGCTTCAACATAAAGTGTGCTGGCTTGATTAGGTTTGATAGTTCCACGATCGCTAGGAGTGATCCAATTAATAGCACTTTCTATCTCGCCTATAATTTCTATAGTAAATGTTTTAGCAGCACTGGTTGTCCCTTTGACCCAGAACTCGGAAGTTTCATCTGGAATTTTATTTCTATTAGCAGCTATACAGATATAAATTTCATTGAGATAACTAACTGCATCGTTAACAAAATAGTTAGAAGTAGAATTCCAATTGTTTTTCCATACATAATTTACATTAGCTAACTGTGTAGGAAAATTCACAGCCAGCATAGTAAAGTTGTATGTCTGTGATAATCTTGCTTGATAAGGAACTTTACCAGCTATTTCTCCAGTCACTGCATCTAACTCTAGTCCAGGAGGTAGCTCACTGGTAGTATTATCTGGATTTGTTGGTAGTTGGATATATGTGATTGTTCCCGACAATGACGGAGGATCATATACATCTAGATACACTGTTAGATAATTGTTGGCTCTGTATCTGCCTAGATTGCTTTCAGTGATCCATAAAGGAACTCGATAAGCTGAAGCATCTGCTTGGAACAGATTAGTATCGACTTGTAAAATACTATTGTCTGCTTGTAGGAATTCTTCAGTGACTACATAAATTTTAAAAAGTCTATTAACTGTATTGATGCCATCAGTGACGGATACAGCAAATGTATAAATCCTACTTAGACGTCTTGGACCTCTGCTGCCTTCTGAATAATCAAAAGTTTGTGTATCATAGAAATAGCTATCGAAGCCGTTTGATCTAGCTTCAACGATGTCTAGTGGTGCGATATCAAATGCTCCGGTATCATAAGCACCGTTGAAACTACTGCTGTATTCTACTGTAAAGATAGGATCAGTAAATCCTGATATTATACCGTCCTTGCTGAGACTTAGTCCTGGAGGAAGTTCTCCGCCTGTGGGAGTTAGATAAAATTCTAAAGTTTCACCAGCATTTAAATCTGGATCGTATACGTCAAGTGCAAAGTTTACGTAGCTGTTGTCTAAAACAAAATATGCATCACCCGAACCTACATTAAGGAATCCTTCTCTAGTAAGCCATTGAGGAACATCTGAACCGTCCACTGATATAGAAAATGTTCGATCCTCAAGATCTACTCCGTCTGAAGCACGTATAACAAATCTGCTTTCTGTGTATTTTCTTACTTCTACTGGGGAACCGACTATTCGATTTCCTTGTAATCTTAGACCTCTTGGTAGATTACCTGTAATTACTGAATAGGTAATTGGATTTGCAGTATTTGTAGATGCAGATATCGTGATATTTTGTATCACACGTTCAGTGATAATTCCTAGGCTTCCTGCTGGTGTTAGCCAAGTAATAGCCATCTAGCCGCTCCTTAAACGATACTACCGCAATCTAAATTGACTGTAGATGGTAGTGTAACAGTTCCAAAGTCTACGTTTGAAAATGCTAGTGCTAGTTGTGAGGTATTTGTAAATGCTCCAGTTATTGGCCCAAAGTCGTAGGTGGTTAAAATTTTTGTTACTGGTATAACGTTATTGACTGTGATCACAGAACCTAATGCGGTAACATCGACATCGTCGCCACCTTGAACAGTAATTTGTTGGAAGGTGCTAGCATTAACTGTTCCTGCATTAGTATCAATTCTAGTAAACGCATCTGCTGCTGTGCTGTTAATAATAACAGAATTTGGAGCATCATCGATTAAAATCTTTGTTCCAGAAACTAATTTCTTGAACTGTAGATCTGCTCCGACCTTTTGTTTGAATAAACCAGTTCCGGTGTCGCCTATGTTAGATGCTGTGGTAAACACGTTTGAAACAAGGTCAGTAAAGTTAGCATTAACTTTTTCAAAGGCCGTGCGTAGGTCATCACCTAAACCATCGTTTACTTGATTACCTATGTTGATTGTTTGAATTGCCATAATACGCTCTCTTTTTAATATTTAACCGTTAACTCAATCTTACAAATACCTGTCCGCTAGTTCCTGTTTTATGATAAGGATATCCCACAGCAACTCCTGCTGTAGCCGCTGCACTATCGTCAGCATATGGTCCGGGTATTCCTGCCCAAGCAGTAGTCTGCACAGTTGCATTTGGGAATGTTAGACTGCCATTTGTGCCAAATGTCCAGGTATTGCTATTATTAACCACAGTGAGGTTAGCAGGACTATCTGGTAGTTTAACTATCCCGCTGCCGGTATATGCTGCCCAACTCGATGCATTGGGAGAACTAGTTAGTCCTGCATCGTTGAATAATCTAAAAGAGTTAGCACTACGATACTGCACATACCAAGTGCCGTTGGCCTGTGTGGGTGTAGTCACTCCTGTGATTTCAAGTTGTGATCCGTTAACCCACTCTGGGCCAATGGTGCCTGTAATAGTGATAACAGGATTAGTCCAAGGAGACTCAGGAGCGATGTTAGCAATAGTGTAGCGTGTAGCACCTGTAGTCAGGGGTGCTAGAATGTTAGACCTAATTGTATTAAACTTCACACTTGATGTAGTGGATACTGTTTGATCTCCAGTCCAAGCAGTAGTCTGCACAGTTGAGTTTGGGAATGTTAATGAACCATTTGTGCCAAAGGTCCAAGTTTTTATGGTATCACCGTTACTAGATCGAATGTAGGCCCCATCAGTGTCTACCCACATCCAATTGCGATAATCATAGGTCATACCAATATAACTGTCGGTGCCGGTGGCCGCAGCTAAATCGACAGCACCTGTGTCGTAGGCTAAAATACTGCCGCCCCATGGTAACGACAAATTACCATCATTGCCAAATGTCCAATTCTTTGATCCCCCGGGTGCCGTGCCAGAACCATTTGATATAATATTTAGGTTACCTTGTGAAGTAAGTGCAAGACCTCCCGATACTGAACTAACTTCAGCACCTTGTATCTGTAGTTGATCCCCGCCTGTTATAGCAGGAAATAATGTGTAGGGATTAGCACCACCGATTAACACAACTTCGTCCCCACCGTTAGATAATCTATCTGTGCTACCACCAACCTCCGATCCTGCAACAGTGAGTTGACCTGACTGGTTTATTCCTAGAGCGGAACCTCCGATATAAATTGTATTGTTACTAACATACAGACTCTTGAAAGGTTTAGATGAGCTTCCTAAATTGATATCATTTCTTTCTGGAGTAATATCTCCGTGAACTTTTATTTCACCATTGACTGTTACAGGACGATCTATTGTGATATTTGTGCTGTCGTCTGTGCTTAATACACTACCAGTAAATGTAAATGCTCCTAAATTTAAACCATTGTTATCTAGCCCTAGAGCAACATATAATTCTGTAAAGTTTTCGTTGACTTTGTTAAAAGCAGTTCTTAGACTGTCACCAGTTCTATCATTTGCAGTTGCGCCTACGTTAATTGTTTGTTTAGTCATTTATGCGCCCCTTATACTAATGCAGCTACTCTTGCTTTGAAGTCAGCGAAATCGACACTGGCTGCTACCAACGATTTAAAATCGTTTAACAGTATGATTTTACTGCCCCTAACTAGTAGTGTATTGTTAACTGTTAGATCATTTTCCATCAACACATCTGAGTTAAATGTTGTCTGAACATCTACGGTCAAACCAGAAGAGTCAGTTGTTGAAATAGTGCTGTTTATAAATTCTAATGTTGATGTGTAAAATATTTCGCTAGTTGATGCATTGTATACTAATGGTCTAGCAGATGACGTAGTTGATCTAACCGGATTAACATAAAATCCTGCACCAGTTGAATTCAGTGCTGCACCGCTGGCATTTATAACTATGCTGCCGCCTACTTGATTATTACCTGTGGCTGATCTACCTATGGCGATAGCATTAGCACCTTGACTATCACCAGCGGAAAACGCACCTATGGCTATCGCACTGGCACCTTGATTTGTAATTCCTGCATTTTGACCAATAGCGATAGCATTGATTCCTTGTGCAGAGGCAGCTGCCGTTTCACCTATAGCTATACCATTATCACCTTGATTACTATTAGCTGCGGCCTGACCGATAGCAATACCTCTTACACCTTGGTTCTGTAATCCTGCTTGGAATCCTACAGCCAACGCTCTATTACCTTGTGTATATTGCCCAGCCATTTCTCCTATGGCTATGGCATTTATGCCAGCACCTCCAGCATCTAAGCCTAATACAATTTTTGTTTCCGAAGTTCTAAGTGTTGATGTATAAACCGGTGCTATAATTCTACCCATAACTCCGTCAACTAACAGAGCACTATCGTCACCGAACACAGAACCTAAAATATCTATTCTTTGATTTAGGGCAATATTAATAGTATCTGTAGAAGGATCTTTGGTAGTGGTTAATCCATAACCGGTATTGATATACAGGGTATCGGATGTGCTGTCTGCTACGATCGGATTTAAATTATCACCATTGATCACATAGTTTCTAAATGTAACCTGTGCCGGAGCAGAGTTTGAAATAGTTGCAATACCTGTAGATACATCAGTCGATACAGTGATACCGAAACCTTGTTGAACTTGTAAAACACCTGTGTTAGTGATCATCACAGCACCGTTAGCGGCACTGACTGTGATTCCAGATCCTGCGGTTAGTCCGCTAGGTAATGTTGTTGTATTTGATAAACTTGTAACACCTGTATTAGTTACTGTGATATTTCCTGTAGCTGCGCTCACTGAGATTGCAGTGCCGCCAATTAAACCAGTTACACCTGCATTATTAATTGTAATTCTCTCTGCAGATGAATCAACCACTAACTGCATAGCAGCTCCGGCTGCGAGATTTAATGTATCACTAAATTCGTTGGCTTCGACAACGTTGAAATCATCTACAGACACACGTTTGAAAAATGTTTTCTCTGGATCAATGATCAAATTACCAGCAACAGTTGAACCACTTGGAAGATCCACACTTGTATCAATTCCTTTGATATGTGCTGATCCTAACCAAAGTCCATTCATTGTGTCTGTTAGGTTGTCTCGATAACTGTCAACGTGTAAGCGTTTCCAAGGCTTAATGATATCACCTAATCTAATAGAATTTGATGTAGCAGGGATAACATTGTTATCAAACTGTTCAAAATCAATTAAAGATCCACCGCCACCTATTGACGCTGCTAATGTTTCAAAATTAGCATTTATTTTTGTAAATGCGTCATTAACGTTACTCCATAGTAACGGTGGTGAGCCTGATGTTATCTGTTCTAATGGCATTATGTTCTCCCTACCGCAATTTCAATTGTTCCGATATGATCTGAATCGTAGTTTTGTAGTGCTTTACCTACTACTGTTCCTACTTTCACATCGCCTACAGCGGCTATGGCTACACCGGCTATGGACGAAGTAATTAATAAATCACCTTTCTTAATTTTTCCAGCTACGCGACATGGAACACGACCTTGTAGTGCAACCAAGTTTTTAAATCCTGGACATGCATCATACATTACAAATGCTGCGGTATTCGATACAACACCTGCTACTCGTGTGTCGCCTTTAATATTACTTGTAGTAACTTCTTTGTCTCCGCCGAATACAAGAACTGTGCCTACATCGTATTCTTTATCGCCTTCGTAATATTCTGCCAAGTCAGCGGAATATGTTGCCTGTAATCTCGATTCATTTGGCGAAGTTCCAGTTAGTGTCCAACGTCCTGTGATAGTTCCTGAAGTGGTATTACCACCAGTAGTCAATGCTAGCGTTTGAATACTTGAACAGGTTATCGGAGCATCTGAAACACCATTTTGTGTTTTGAATTGATGAGAATCATTCCAGTAAGCAGTCTTTTTATCAATGGCCAACGTTCCGTCGGAAACTAAAATACCGCCCGCTGTATTGTAACCATAGAATCTAATGTATCCACCTGAACCTGCTGTGGCAGTATCGATAGCTAAATTAGTATCGATTTTGATAGATTGTAGGTCAGCGGTTCTAGCACCAAAGTCTCCATTGGTATCTCTAAGGATAAGTTTGCTAGCCTCTACACTGGAACTTGAACCAGCAGCAGCATCAATGACGGTGTAGTCACCATCCGATGCTCCAGTTCCGCCTGTTCTTCTTAAGAAACCTGACGAACTATATTGTGTTTTCTTAACAGCACCACCGTCATTGATCACTGTGGTGAATGCCACAGCACTAACATTACCTGTGCTCAGTGTCGAATTACCCAACACAGTTTTTGTAGAGATCTGTTCAATCTTGCTGGCTAATATTCCATTGTCTTTGAGACTGATCCATCCGCTGGTAGCATTAAACTGATTAGAATCAAAACTAGCCAATCCTCTGTCTGCTTGGGTAATACCTGTAGCGTTACCTCTAGTTGAGGCAGCGGTCATATTCAATTTACTTTGGTCAATGGCCGCTGATGCGTTAATATCCGCATTTAAAATTGCGCCAGCATTGATCTGTGCATCTAGTTGATTTAATGCACTGTCAACACCTGGTCTTAGATCAAAAGTAATATCGCCAGTGATTCTAGCATTGATAGCACTGTTACCTGCACCGGTGAATGCAATAACGTCTGCTGCTTGAACATTAGTGACTGAAAACTCTTGTAAATTATTAAATGTCAAGCTTCTTAGGTTAACAGCATCCTGCGGATTAGTAGGATTAGAAAGATTAATGATCTTGTTGCTACCAAGATCCATAGCACCCTTCATAGCCAACTGTCCGTCTAGTGCCATGAATCCGCCGCTTATAGGAGGAATTAAGTTTGTGCCAACTATCGGAGAACCACCATGTGATAAACCTAATCTACGATCGATATAAGTTCTAGTAGCGTTTTCTGTTGGAACAGTATCTGTGGCATTGTCAGTCATGCCAGAGTCTGTTGAGAACTCTGAAATTGGCACACCTCGTTTAAAGCCGATACCGTCTAGGTTACTTAGAGCAATCGCCGCTGAGAACGATACTCGACCAGTTCCTTGGTCAACAGCAAAGTATGGTCCAACTCTAAAGTTACCGAATTGGTCTGTGGTCACATAGAACACACGACCGACGTCTCTTTCTTCAGTTTCGTTAGCGTCGTTTACAGCATTAACCGGTGGTCCATAAATTTCGTTTGGATAGTTAGTATCTGCATATGATCCAGTTCCGATCTCTAATAAGTCATGACCTGTTACGCGAGTTAACGAAATACGAATAGTTAGTGTTCCGTCCGCACCATCTGTTCTAATAGGCACAGCAGCTTTAATAGTATGAGAGTTTTGATAAGCGTTAATAGGATCTACTAAAGCTCTGTTTAAATTTACTCTACCATACGGTTGGCCTGTATCGGTTTCGTTTTCATAATTGGAGATTGTATATTCTTCACCTTTGAATACAAACTTAGCACCGTCGGCTCTAGCAGTATCACTAGGACTTAAAGCAACTACCGCAAAGCTAGTATCTCCTGCTCGACCTGTTACTTTTCCAACAGTATGAGTTCCTGATTGAACACCGCTGGTGTCAACGGCTGTGCCGCCCGGCGCTTCGGATATTCTAAAACTGTTGAGTCCTAATCCCGTTGAGATAACAAAATAATTTTTGTTTAAACTGATACCAGTTGGTAAACCGCCGTTTGTGGTAAATCTTATAACATCACCAGCAACGAATCCGTGGCTTGATCTAGTTATCACAGCCGGTGATGCAATGCTGATCGTGCAGGTTGCAGTAGTTCCACCAACATATTCTCCAGGTTGATAATATGTAAGATCAATGTAATTATAGTTTTCTCTTAGTGTAGTTTTGGTCAACCCTTCTAAGAATAGTCTATGTGTGCCTGATCCTGCTGACGGAATAGTTATCGGAGCACCGTTGTCGGTAGCTGATAATCTAAAATCAGTGTTTGTTAATCCGTCTGATATAACATAATAGGTTGTTCCAATAGAATATCCAGTTGGCAGTGTTCCAGTAGTTGTAAAGCTAACTGTGAATTTTTCTAAGAATCGATGTGTTCTTCGACCAACAATTGTAAGTCCAGTGCCATTAGTTAATGTTGTTACGCTGCCTGTTGGTGATGTTGACACAGTAAATTGATTATAAGCAGGTATACTGATAATATAGTAAGTTGTTCCTGCGGTGAACCCATTAGCTGTTGAAGTAGGTATAAACTTATCACCGATTCTTAATCTATGGTTAGTGTTAGTTGTGCAGACATTTGTAGCGATCGTTGTAACAGTTGTAGTTAAAGAAATT